CAAATCAAACTAGACGTGGCTAGGAGTGAGCCTTTGTAAAAGCTTTTCTGGAACGATTAGGTCGCCTTGAAGAAGTTAAGGATAAAACACGAATGAGAACTAAACCACCACGTGACTAGCCACCCTATTTAATTGGAGGGTTATATGAAATTTTATTTCACATCAGAAGAACTATCACAAGATATTGAATGGACTTGGAGTGATGCTTGTCAAGAGAAACAATATTGGCAGACTTGGATTCCAAAGAAATCAGATTTAAAAATCAAAACAAAACTTAAACGAGAACAAATGCAACAAGCAAAGAATGAGTTGTGGGAATCGTTACAAGCTCAGATTCAAATGACAAGAGATTTAATTAATTCAAAGAGAAGAAAGAAAAGGCTTGACAAAAAGAATCAAAGATGATATAATCGCCATACATTTATACACAAAGGAGGAAACTATATGTATGAATATGTAGAAGGAAAAGCTATGTGGGCTAATGTCAGCACACCAAACACTAAGTTTGAACCACATAAGTATTCTATTGTTGTGTTGACAGATACTGATACTGCTGATAAGCTAGAAAAGATTGGACTATCTCAAGTGAGAACAAGAGACGGTTCACTTAAGTATGAGGAACCAGCTTTCTCTTTCAGCAGAAAAGTAGAACGTCATGACGGTACTACTAATCCGGCACCTAAACTTGTTGACAATGACGGTAATCCGTTAGATGTTAGTGTAGGTAACGGTTCAGATGTGACTGTTAAGATTAAACCTTATAAAGGTAAATATGGAACTTTCGCAGAGCTAGTAGCTGTGAAGGTAAGTAACTTAGTTGAATATGCAGAGGCAGATTCAGATAACGAGGAGTTTTAATTATGATTATCACTATTAAAAACGATGACGGAGAAACAGTATACGATGTTTCTAAGATTGAGGATGAGCAACAAAAAGCTAATGCTAATGTTACTATCTCTAAGGTAGGAACTATTAATGTTTTAGTTGAAGCTTTGAACTTTGCTTCTCAAGGACATCAGAATAATCTGGAAACTATCCTAAAGGAAAGTCCAGAAGCATTAGTAGAAACTGAATCAGAAACTGACGAAGAGACTGAGTAACATTAGTGAGGGCTAACATGGATAAAACTTGGGACAAACTACATCAGCCATGTCCACTTTGCGGTAGCAGTGATGCTGTCGGTGTCAATGCAGACGGTTCAGCAAAGTGTTTTAGTTGTGGAGAGTTTATGCCTAGCTATGACAATGCATGTCAAGGAAAGAATATGGAAACAGTTAATATAAATCAGACCAAGCAAGTTGATATTGTAGATGAGGGAACTTTTTCTGCTCTAACTGACAGAAAGATTTCTCAAGGTACTGCCAAAAAGTATGGGGTAAAATGTGTACATGACCTTCAAGGTAACGTAGTAAAACATTTCTATCCTTATTTCAATGGGCATGAGTTATCAGCTACAAAGGTTCGTAACGTAAAGACTAAAGACTTTTTTGTTAATGGTTCTTACAACGACACAGGCTTGTTTGGTCAACAGTTATTTAAAGGTGGTAAGTACGTCACTATAACTGAGGGAGAGTGCGATGCTATGGCTACGTATGAACTTCTCGGTTCTAAGTGGGCTGTAGTATCTATTAAACGTGGTGCTAACGGTGCAGTAAGAGACATCAAAGAAAGCTTAGAGTTCTTTGATAACTTTGAAAACGTTATCATTGCTTTTGATAAAGACAAAGCCGGACAAGAGGCTAGTATTAAAGTTGCTAGACTTTTCAAGCCGGGAAAAGCTCGTATCGTAACGCTACCTAACGGTTGGAAAGACCCTAATGATATGCTTAAAAACAACAGGCATAAAGAGTTTGTTGAGGCATGGTGGTCAGCTAAAGTTTATACTCCGTCTGGAGTTATAAATGTATCTGAACAAAGGGAGAAGTTTCATAACCGTGAAAAGAAAGAGAGTGTTCCTTATCCATACGAAGGACTTAACAAAAAGCTATATGGTTTGAGACAAGGAGAACTTGTAACTCTTACCGGAGGTACAGGACTTGGTAAGTCTAGTGTGACTAGAGAAATAGAACATTGGTTAATTAAAAGTACTAACGATAACGTAGGTATCATAGCACTAGAAGAAGATTGGAGAAGAACTATTGACGGTATCTTATCTATTGAAGCTAATGCTAGATTATACATTGACCAAATAAGAGAACGCTACAGTAAAGAGGAACTTGATAAGTTCTTTGATATACTTTATGACGGTAACAACAGGAACAGAGTATGGATTCATTCACACTTTGGGACCAACGACATTGATGATATCTTTAGTAAACTTAGGTTTATGATTATAGGATGTGATTGTAAGTGGGTTGTAGTAGACCACTTGCATATGTTGGTAAGTGCTGTACATGAAGGAGACGAAAGACGTGCTATCGATACTATCATGACACGACTTAGAAGTTTGGTAGAAGAAACAGGAGCCGGTATTATACTTGTGTCACACCTCAGACGTATTGACGGTAACAAAGGACATGAGAACGGTATAGAAGTTTCACTATCACATCTAAGAGGTTCCAATAGTATTGGTCAACTATCAGATTGTGTAATCGCACTTGAAAGAAATCAACAGTCAGATGACCCAGAAGAAGCTAGGACAACTCGTATGAGAGTATTGAAGTCTAGATATACAGGAGACGTAGGTCTCGCAACAAGGGTTATCTATGACCATGAGACAGGTAGATTAAGTGAGCTTACTGATTCTGATATAAGCTTTGAAGAAAGTAACGAAGAGGCATTCTAATGCAATTAGTATTTGATATAGAGACAGACGATTTAAAGGCAACAAAGATTTGGTGCATTGTAGCTCAAGATGTAGACACAGGACAAATCTATAAGTACTCGCCTAATAATTTAGATGAAGGATATAAACTCTTGTCAAACGCTGAAACTTTGATAGGTCATAACATCATCGGCTTTGACATACCAATGGTTGAGAAGTTCGGTGGTGTAGACTTATCTCATATTCCTGTTATAGATACACTTGTCTTATCTAGATTGTTTAATCCTACACGTGAAGGTGGTCACAGCTTAGAGACTTGGGGATACAAACTTAACTATAAGAAAATTGAGTTTGATGATTATCTTAACTTCTCAAAAGAAATGTTAGACTACTGTGTAAGAGACGTACAACTTAACTCTGTAGTACTTAAGAAACTTAGAGAAGAGAGTAAAGGTTTTGCTAAAGATTGTATTGCTCTTGAACAAGACGTAGCTAAGATAATAAAACAACAAGAGACAAACGGATTTAAATTTGACCACATCAATGCAGAGCTTTTACTTGCAGACTTAAGAGAAAAGAAACAAGCTATTGAAGATGAGGTACATAACACATTCAAACCAAAATGGGTTGATGATAAAATGGTTAACCCTTACATAAGGAAAGACGGAGAACTTTCTAAACGTGGACTTACTGATGATGAATATCAAAGATGTTTAGATACACAGAACTTCAAACCTTTCATGCGACAGAAGTTAGTTGACTTTAATCTTGGTAGTCGTAAACAAATAGGAGAATATCTTATTGACTTTGGTTGGAAGCCTGAAAGATTTACACCTACAGGTCAGCCAATCGTAGATGAGAAAACTCTATCACAAATAACTCACATACATGAAGCTAAACTTATAGCAGACTTTTTATTGCTACAAAAACGCATAGCTCAGATTGATTCTTGGATAGGAGCAGTACAAGAGGATGAACGTGTACATGGTTTTGTTATACCTAACGGTGCTATTACCGGTAGAATGACACATAGAAACCCTAATATGGCACAGGTTCCTTCTGTTAATAATCCTTATGGTAAAGAATGTAGAGCATGTTGGACAGTAGATGAGGGTAATGTTTTACTCGGAGTTGATGCTAGTGGTTTAGAGTTACGTATGTTAGCACACTATATGAATGACGAGGTATTCACAAATGAAATCATTAACGGAGACATACACACCGCTAATCAAAAACTTGCAAGACTTGAATCAAGAGATAAGGCGAAGACATTCATCTATGCACTCATGTACGGAGCAGGAGACGAAAAACTTGGCAAAGTGGTTGGAGGAACTACGTCTGATGGCAAACGAGCTAGACAACATTTCTTTGATAATAAACCATCATTTAAATCTCTTAGAGATAGAGTTCAAAGAGCATCAGCAAAAGGTTATCTCAAAGGATTAGACGGAAGAAAACTATATGTACGTAATACTCACTCATCTTTAAACACGTTACTACAAGGAGCCGGAGCTATTGTTATGAAGAAAGCTCTAGTGTTACTTGATAAAACTCTACAGTTAAATACAGTAGATTATAAATTTGTAGCTAACATCCATGATGAATGGCAGATTGAAGTGCCAAAAGATAAAGCTGAGTTTATTGGAAAGTTTGCAGTAGATAGTATTATAAAAGCCGGAGAACATTTTAATCTTAGATGTCCTCTTGACGGAGAATATAAGATAGGAGGAAACTGGAGTGAAACCCACTAAAGAAAACAGAAAAAAGTTTGACATAGATTTACAGTACGGAACAGTTAGAGAAGAAAAGATAGCAGACATGCTAACTAATAAAAAGATAGAAGTCAAATCCGAAAGGGATATGTGGATGAAGACAGGTAACATAGCAGTTGAATATGAATGTTGGAACAAACCTTCTGGCATCAAAGCAACTGAATCAGATTATTGGTTCCACAATCTTTGTATTGGAGACAACGAATATTGTACTTTAGTTTTTAAGACAGATGTATTAAGAACTATTGTAGATAAACTTGATTACTTTAAAACAGTATCAGGTGGAGATAATAAAGCTAGTAAAATGTTTTTAGTTAACTTACAAAAATTATTTTCTAGTGATGTAATAAAAGCTTTTAAAGATTATGACAACAAAAAATAAAAAAACACTTGACACTTTAGTAGAAGATATATATAATAAGTTGTCGGCTCTTGGAAAAGGAGAGCATCTTGACATAGACGAAGAGACTATTGAACAGTTTGGAGAGTCTATGAAAGAGATTCTCTACACTTGGTCTCATCCTAGTCCACGTGGTAAACCTACACTTAGAATGTCTAACATAGGTAGACAGCCTAGACAACTTTGGTATGATATGAAATCTACTGATGAGAATCAGGAAACAATATCGCCATCTACTTTTATTAAGTTTCTATACGGACACTTACTTGAAGAGATAGTTTTATTTCTTGTTAAGTTATCTGGACACACAGTAACTAACGAACAAAAAGAAATAACTGTATCCGGAATCAAAGGACACATGGATTGTGTTATTGACGGAGAGGTTGTTGATATTAAAACTGCATCAGGTTTTGCATTTAAGAAATTTAGAGAAGGTACTCTAGCAGAAGATGATGCCTTTGGTTACATGGCTCAACTAGCTGGGTACGAACAAGCAGAAGGTACAACTAAAGGTGGCTTCCTTGCTCTTAACAAAGAGTCTGGAGAGTTAGCTTTGTTCAGACCAGATAACTTTGATAAACCTAATATTAAAAAGAAAATATCTGATATTAAGAAAGCTGTTAAAAAAGAAACACCGCCAGACAAATGTTATGATGATGAGCCAGACGGTAAATCTGGTAACATGAAGTTAGCTAGAGGTTGTGTTTACTGTAGACATAAGTTTGAATGTCACAAAGATGCTAACAACGGAGAGGGTCTTAGAGTATTTAAATATTCAACAGGTTATAGATATTTAACTCAAACACCTAACGCACCAAAAGTTATAGAGGTAACAGATGAATGGAAAAAAAGCTAAAGCTTTAAGACGTAGAGCAGAATCATTATTAATAGAATGGTTACATACTATGGTCCCAGAAGGCGAAGATACTTCAAAGATTAATAGAAAAAATCTAGATAAGTTCTTACCAGAACAAACTCATATCTTTGCTAATAATAGATTTATGTTAAGTGCTTATAGTTTACGTTGGTTTTATAAGCAAGTAAAAAGAAATCCTAACATTACACTACAGGAACTCAATGGCTAGAAAACCAAGAAAACCAAGACCGAAAAAGATAAACGTCCCTAAAGGTTACGATAGTCTTTGGGAATTTAATATACATAATGATTTACTTAGTGATTGGAAACATCATTTAGATACAATCAAATATGTAGTACATCATAAATACGAAGCAGACTTTGTAAAAGAGATAGACGGTAAGACAATACTGCTTGAAGCTAAAGGTAGATTCTGGGATTACCCTGAGTATAGTAAATACATACACGTAAGAAAAGCTTTACCTAAAAATTATGAGTTAGTATTTTTATTTCAAAAACCTTACTCACCTATGCCGGGAGCTAAAGTAAGAAAGGACGGAACAAAAAGAACTCATGCTGAATGGGCAGAAACAAATAACTTTACATGGTATAGTGAAGAAACTCTACCAAAAGAATGGAGAACAGATGTATAAATTTAAAGAAGATGAAACTATAAAAGACATAGAAGTTTATATCAACAATACTTATTCTCAACATTATTCTAATGGTAAGTATCAAGCTACTGATATGATAATTGATTCTGGATATGGAGAAGGATTTTGTATTGGTAACATTATGAAGTATGCCATGAGGTTTGGTAAGAAGAATGGTAAAGATAATAAAGACTTAATGAAAATAATTCACTATGCTATCATAGCATTATATGTAAACAACAAGGAACAAGACAATGGTTGAAGATAAAGTAGGAAAGAAACCTTATCTAGGGATTATTATAGATTACGATAAAGAAAAAACATTTGATAAATTTAGTTTAGATACACTCAAAGATAGATATTTTTGGGAAGGAGAAACACATGCACAAGAAGCATTCGCAAGAGCCTCAGTCTTCGGAGCCACCTTCAAAGGTGAGACTGATTATGAACTGGCTCAGAGACTTTATAACTACAGTTCCTCTCGTTGGTTCATGTTTAGCACTCCTATACTTAGTAACGGGGGAACGAGTCGTGGGCTTCCTATCAGTTGCTTCCTCAATTATGTTCCTGACAGCCGGGGTGGTTTATCTGCTCACTATGACGAGAACATTTGGTTGGCAAGTTCGGGTGGAGGCATCGGTGGATATTGGGGCGATATTAGGAGCAATGGTATTTCAACTACTCATGGGAGTCGTTCTACTGGAAGCATTCCTTTCATCCATGTTGTAGACTCACAGATGTTAGCCTTCAATCAAGGCACAACAAGACGTGGTAG